TGACAAAGATTTGATTGTTGATTACATTTGGGATAATAGAGATAGTTTTACAGCTGTTAGTTTCATTTCCGATTATGGTGATAAAGACTTCAACCAAGCCCCTTTTACATCTGTATTGAATTTAGATGAACTTGTTACAACATATGGTAAAGGAGCAATTTTAGCATCTGGTTTAATTATTGATGGTTTACATTACTTCAATAATAATTTGTGGATGGCTTGTGATTCTTTATTAGATGATACAATACCTGTTACAGGGACAAGAGAACAAGTGTTGTTAAAAAAATATTGGATATCAAGAGCAAAAAAATTCGCTAAAAATTATTTCAAAAATGATTTAATGAAAATGATTTATTGTTTGAAAGACGTTCATTTATTCCATAAATGGGAAACAATTACAAGACAATTTAAAGAGGTAAATTTTGGTGAAATATTAGATAAACCACAATACAAGGATGTTAGTGATTATGCCGCACAAGCTTGTAGTGGTGGTTCATGTGAGATTACTAAAATCTAAAATGAAATTAGTAGAGGGTGAGGATTATTATATAGACGAGAAGTCGGGACTTATGGTTCTGACTTCTCTCTTTTTATTAAAGAGGGGATATTGTTGTTCTAATGGTTGTGTCAATTGTCCATTTGACCCACCTCATGTTTTAAAGGGAAACACAAAAGTTAAAGAGGGTACATAACCATTTTGTTATTGTTTATATTTATTTGATATGGCGATAACATACGGTATAGATTTTCCATTTAGAGATAGTTTAGAGGGTAAATTTGTTAGAATGACAGGTTTTCCTGATAAAGAAATTAGAGCAAATCTAATACACCTTCTTGTTACAAGAAAAGGGACAAGATACTTTCTACCTGATTTTGGTACTAGGTTGTATCAATATATTTTCGACCAAAATGATATGGTCACCTTTGGATTAATAGAAAGTGAAATTAGAGAAGCGGTAAAAAGTTATATACCAAATTTAGATATTACATCAATAGATGTAATGTCAGCTGAAGATGATCCTAACGAAACAACAGGTTTTGCGGAAGATGAAGATTCAAGACTTTTCAGAGTTTCTGATTATTCAACAAGACCGTATACCGCAAAAGTAAAAATAGAATATACAGTTAATAACGGAGCATTTACATCTTCGGATTTCATAATACTTAATATATAATGAGTAAAAAAATATCATACGCAACAAGAGATTTTGCAGGACTAAGACAAGAGTTAGTTAATTTAACAACTCAATATTATCCTGACTTAGTAAAAAATACTAATGACGCCTCAATATATTCAGTTTTATTAGATTTAAATGCCGCGATTGCGGATAATCTACATTTTCATATTGATAGAGTTTGGCAAGAAACAATGTTAGATTTTGCACAACAAAGACAATCATTATATCACATAGCAAAAACATACGGTATCAGAATACCTGGAAATAGACCATCTGTATCTTTATGTGATTTTTCGATAAATGTACCTGTTAGAGGTGACAAAGAAGATGAAAGATATTTGGGATTAATTAAAGCTGGTGCACAATTATCAGGTGGAGGACAAGTATTTGAAACCTTGGAAGATATTGATTTTTCAAATCCATTCAATAGTAAAGGTGAACCGAATAGATTAAAAATTCCAAATTTTGATGCCAACAACACGTTAATTTCATATACAATTACAAAAAGAGAAGCTGTTGTAAATGGTGTTACAAGAATTTTTAGAAAAGTAATCACAGAGGTTGACCAAAAACCATTTTTAAAATTTTATTTACCAGAACAAAACGTATTAGGGATTGTTTCTGTTATACATAAAGAAGGTACCACATTTACTTCAAACCCAACACCAAATGAATTTATATCTTCGACAAATAAATGGTATGAAGTAAAAAGTTTAGTACAAAATAAAGTTTTTATACCTGACCCTACAGGTGTATCAGATAAAGACAATTTTAAAGCCGGTGTGTATAGAGAAGTTACAAATAAATTTGTTAGTGAATATACACCGGAAGGATACTTCTCATTGACTTTTGGTTCAGGAACAGTTAATCCGTTAGAAAATTTGGATAACTACATGAACGGTACAATGAAAGTAAATTTAGCAACATATCTTAATAACATGTCATTAGGTATGATTCCAAAACCGAATACAACAATTTTTATTAAGTATAGAGTTGGTGGTGGTAAAAATACAAATTTGGGTGTTAATGTTATTGATAGTGTTGATAATATTGAATTTAATATCAACGGACCTAATTCTGATATAAACGCACAAGTTGAAGAATCAATTAGAGTCATCAATATTACGCCAGCTGTTGGTGGTGCAGACCAACCAACGATAGAAGAATTAAGAAATATGATTGCATATAATTTTGCGGCACAAGAAAGAGCAGTAACACTTAATGATTATAAGTCATTAATTGAGACAATGCCATCAACATATGGTGCACCTGCAAAAGTAAATGTTATGGAAGAGGACAATAAGGTTAGAATTAAGGTTTTATCTTATGATGAAAAAGGTAATTTAACCGATACAGTTTCTACAACATTAAAAAACAATATATTAGAATATCTTTCAGAGTATAGAATGATAAATGACTATATAGACATACAAAGTGGTGAAGTTATTGATTTATCATTAGAAATAGATTTAGTAATTGATAAAAATGAAAGTCCAACAGATATAATTAAAACTACAATTACCAATACAATAGATTTCTTTGCTATTGAAAAACGTAAAATGGGTGACCCATTATTTGTTGGTGACTTAATGAGAGAAATAGGTTCAGTTGCGGGTGTAGTTAATGTGGTAGATATAAGAGTTTTCAATAAAATAGGTGGACAATATTCTTCCGCTGAAGTAGTACAATCATATAAAAACGAAACAACAAAAGAAATTCAACAATCTGATATGACAATATATATGAAAACAAATCAAATATATCAAATCAGATTCCCAAATGTTGATATTAAAGTAAGGACTAAGTCTTTAGGAACCACTACATATTAAAATGTTTTTTCGTTATAATAATAGAAAATCTCATAGTTTCTATTTATTATAAGAATGTTACAAAAACATAGAATTTCGACAAATATTGGTAGGGATCAGAAGGTAACCGTAGAACTAAAACAGGAATACGATTTACTTGAAATTTTGTCTCTAAAATTTTCACAACAACAAGTGTATTCATCCTTGTGCTCTGACTATGGTGTTGTATGTGGAAGGATTAGTGTTAATAATGGATTTGGTGTTCCAAATGCTAAAGTTTCGATATTTGTTGCACAAAAAGATATACATGTTGATGACCCTGTAATTTCTTCTTTATATCCTTACACATCAGTATCTGATAAAAACGATGAAAATTATAGATATAATTTATTACCATCAAGAAAACAACATGGTGGACACGTACCAACCGGTACATTTTACGACCAAGAAGACATATTAACAAGAGAAGAGATATTAGAGGTATATGAAAATTATTATGTATATACAGTAAAAACTAACAGTGCGGGTGATTTCATGATTTGGGGTATACCTCTTGGACAACAAACAATACACGTCGATTTAGATTTATCAGATATTGGTTGTTTTTCATTAAGGCCATATGATTTTATAAAAAAAGGAATTGGTGAAGATAATTTTGAAAGGTCATATTCTTTTAAATCATCAGAGGACTTAGACGGTTTACCACAAATTGTTTCATTTGATGAAGTTATAACAGTGTATCCTTTTTGGGGTAATGAAGATTTGTGTGAAATAGGAATAACAAGAAAAGATTTTGATTTAGCCGATAAGGATATTAAAATTGAACCAATAAGTTTAATACTTGCATCATCAATTACAGATGATAATGGAGATTCTGTAAAAAGAAATGGTAAAATTAGAAAAAAGTCTGGTTACAAATGTAACTTACAAACAACAGGTGGTAAAGTTGAATGTGTAAGATATACGGGAAATAAAGTCAAAAGTTCAAGTGGAACAGAATTTTTTCCTGAATTAGAATATTTTAATATCACTGAAGTTATTGATGATGATGGTAATGTGATGGTTGCATTACCAATGAACATGGAATATGTTTACACAAATGAATTTGGTGAAGAAGAAATTACAAATGACCCAAACAAAGGTATCCCAACCACAACAATTGCAAGATTTAGATTCAGTCTTAATTTTGAAGACCGTAAAATTGCAACAGCAAAATATCTTGTACCAAATATTAGAGAGTTCAATCCAAATATTTCATCGGGTGTACATAGTCTTAATG